TTCCATTTTGAGGATAACTATAAACTAAATTACTATTAGTAATAGGAGATGATTCTGTAATAGAACCTCTATATGGAGAACCTACATGATTAATATATAAATCCCAATTATCTTCTCCTTGTGGACCTGCTTGATCATCTGTTGATAATATATATGTACCAAATTCATATGAAATATTTGCACCTTCTCCTCCTAATTTTGTTAAATCAGTTGGTTTTAAATAACAAGCATTTGTTGAATAATCTCCGGTATTAGAATTATAATATTCGTTAATAGTATCTTCAGTTTGTGCTAATGCTTTAGCTTGAGAAAAAGTATATGGTGCTCCACCATCTGCATTATTAACTAATCTTATTTCACCTGCATCATTAGCTCTAAAAGCTCTAGCATCATAAAGCTCTAAATCTTTTCTTGGAGCTCTAACATTACCCCAAAACAATCTATTATCTTTTGTATCACAAGTTTTAGCATGTGTAAATGTACCATTAAATAATAAAAATTCATCTAGTGTAATTTCACTATTAGTTGTAGCATTAGGATCACTGTAAACAATATTCATTGTACTAGATATTGTTTGAACACCTAAAGATGTTATTGTAGGTATTGAAGAATCTGAACTTCTATATATTATAATAGATTCAATTTGATCAAAATTTAAATCTAAATTATCTAATTTCCAAGTAATGTTTTTACCTGTAGCACCAAGTCCACCTTCATATAAATGAAAAGCATTAGATTCAGGACTAGTTGTAAGGTATACTGGATTACTTAATTCAGAAAAATTAGTTACAGAACCTAGTACTTTAGATAATCTATAAGCTAACTGATAGCATCCAGCAGGTAAAGAACCTATTCCTATAGAATTTAATATTCCTTGAGTGTATTCTACAAGAGGCATTATACTCAATATTGTTGGATTTAAAGCCATTAATTGAGGAGCTTCTGTATTTATAGTTCTAATCTTATTATAGTTGTCAGACCAGTATATACGTTTAATATCAATACTCTCATATCTACCTGTAATAGCAGATGGTGGAATTGGATGATATTTAGTAAAATCTAAGTTATTAGAATATACTAAAGTTAATGTATGTTGTTTAGATATATCATCAATATTTAATTTCCATATAGCTCCACCAAATTGTAATTCATCATTAGATGGTATTTCATTTGGAGCACCTGCTGGTCCATAAGTTGGATTATCAGTAGCTGTTAATATATAAATATCATTTAATATAAATGTAGAACCAATAGGTTTAACTAAAGAACTTGGACAACCTGCCACATATGGCTTAGCTGTATTTTGAGTTAAACTATTAGCTGCATTTTGATTAATAAAATATAATAATGCTCTAGTACCATCATCTTCATCTGGTGTTAATACTATTGTTGGAGCAATAGAAGCTACTGTTGTACAATTTTGATATACTGGTTGATTATAAATTACAATGTAATTATCTTCATAAGCTACAGCAAATGTTTTAGTAGCTACTGTAGTACCTGTATATTGATAACAGTTTGAAAATTTGCTAGTTATGAATGTAAATAAATCAAATCCTGTAGTAGTATTTAAAATATCTATACTATCTGTAACACCATTAATAGTAATATCTGTAGGGTTAGCCGTATCAGATTCTGCTTGAATTACTTCTATTTTAAAAACAGGTTGTAAATCAGGGAATGTAAGTTTACATTCATTACCTTTAATATTAACTAATGAACCATTAGAAGATCCTAGCTCACTTAATCCACGAAAATTCAATGCTTGTAAATAAGTTTCCTTATTTAAAATAGTTTTAGACTGATCAGAGTTCATCCCTGACGAAAATGAATTTATACTTTCCATATTATCTTAAATTTCTTCTTTCATGATTTTCAAGATTTCTAAAGTTATTAGAAAACTCATGTGGTTTAGGAATTAATCTTACCCAAACTTTTTGTAATCTATCCATTTGAGCAGCATCAGGCATATATGCTGAACCTCTAGCAGAGTTAACATAAAAATACCAATCTTTTTCTGACATTCTAAAGACAACTTCAGGAACTAATCCTCTTCTAAATTGTATTTTATCTAACATGTAAGTTACATAAGCTTTTAAAGCTTTATCAAAATATACATTATCTGGAACTAATGGAAAACCATCTTCATCTACAGGTATTGCTTGATATACTATACACAAATCTCCAGACTCTAATGATGTGTTTAAACATCCATCAGAGATATAAAAATTATAATCTGTACAGCATGTTGGTATTGCGTTACAAGTATCACACTTATAATTATTAGCTGCAGATTTAGTTGACCAAGATAATGCTTTACCATTATGGGTAATATCTTTAGGATATATAAAATCACAAGGTAATGTTACAGTATGATTTGCAACAGTAAGAACTGTAGATACTTCTTTATTTTGAGCATAAGAACCTATCATAGATAGAGCTTCCGCCAACCATTCAATTATATCACTTTCATTAATCTCAGTATTGTTTCCAAGATCTCTATATAACCCAGCAATTAATGCTTTAGATGATTTAAAATTTACTATCATTGTTTTCTAGTTAAAGTTTCATAATAATCAAAACCTGGAGTATTCCTAATATGTTCAGGGATAGCTCTAGATGCTTCTCTACATGGAGAAAATTTATAATATTTTTTACCTGTAAGTTTTAATTTAGTTTTATCCCATTTCCATTTATATCTAAATGGTTGATCATAGTAAATTAACATACCTTGTTTTTTAGATTCACCATAATTAACTTTCCAGTTTTTTATTTTATCTATGTCAAAGTTGACATCATATTTAATAATTCCTAGATAACCTAAATTATATGGCATCTTAAAAGATCCAGCTTCACTAACTATTTTACTTTGTAAAGATTTATTAAATGCTCTTACAACTTTATAATATACAGCATAGTCAACAGGTATTCTTTTGTTGTTAAAAGATGCTCTACAATAATCTTTGTAAAAATCTTTAGTTGATAAATCTTTAGTAAATTTTCCTTTAGTTCTTTTAGTTGCTTTAAATTCTATCATTTTTTACCTAATTGATTTTGAGATAATGCATCATTACTAGTATCATGTGGCATTTGTAAGAAAGGCATTACTTTAGTTTGCATAATAATATTTGTTATATCATTAGCCATCTTCAATGAACATGGATAATTACTATCCCAGTTAAAACATGCTGAACCTCCACAAGTAGAATATTCAACTAGTTCTTCCGGATTTTCAAAGATAGCAAATATATTTACATATTCCAAAAGTAATTCTGAAGTAATATATAAATATCCATCTTGAAGATACCAATTAGCTTTTTTAGAAGTATATTTATTATACTTATTATATTTAACTTCAAAAGGATTTGATTTAGATATAATATCTCCTGTTGGAGTAGTAACTCTTAATATAAAATTATCACTACTAGTTTCAATAGTAGATGGTAATCTTACTTTAGTTCTAAGAATATAACAATCTGTTGTAATAATACAACAATCAGAATTATCAACTAATTCTAATTCTAGACAAGGTATTGACTGTACCCAAATATCTGAAATATCTTGACGTTTACTAACAGCTTGAGAAATAAGCATTGATCTTATTTCACTTATCCAAAAAGCAAATTGTTCATCACTAATTCTAAATGAGTAGTTATTCTCACCTGAATCAGCAATATTTCTAATATCTGCAACAATTTTCCGTAAACTTAACATAATTATTTTTTCTTTTTAGGTGTCCAACCAAACATTCTATATTTAAATCCAATTATAGGTTGTCTATTAAATGGATTATATCCAATACTATAAGTACATCTGTCTATACTTAAATCAATTGTAGGTGCTAACATTGTAAGTCCTACAATTAATCCACCATGTATTTCATATTTATATGGTCTATAGATCAAACTATCTTTTTTAACTACTGTACAATCTTTAATCATTAAAGGAACTTTAAGTTTAATACCTAACTTTATATCTCTTAACACACCTTGAATAGTAGTTTGAGTATATGCTTCATATTCAACTTTTTTAATAGTATCATTATATACTAATACTTTATTACAATCTACTGAATCTAAAGGTACCCATACTGTATCATGTTTAGGTTTACTAGGATACCACTTACTTTCATAAATAGTATCTTTAGGAAATATAGTATCTCTGTAATTAGTTATAGTAATAACAGTAGGTTCTTCAGGTTTAAACTCTTTAGTTCCACAACTTTTACCCCATAAAAATATTACACAGATTATTAAAACTGTAGCTATTAAATTCCAATTATCTTTTATTTTAGACCACATATTTAATTATGCTTTATTCTTTAATTTAAAAGTTGACACATAACCACCTGCAGCAATAACTGCAGAAAGTACTAATTTAGGCCATTCTTTTTTAATATCAAAAGTTGTCCAATCTATTGTCATCCATGCAGAAGCTATTGCTACTATTAAACTTAGTACTGTTGCTCCATAGTCTGCTATTCTTTTCTTTGTCATATTAAAATTCTTTAAGTAAAACATAACTAAAATCTTTTAATCCTGATTCTTTACATCTTTTTATTAAGAAGTTAAAATCAGTAGGATCATTTAATACTTGACAGCCCGCCGAATATTTATCTATTATACTAGATATTACAGATGGATTTGCTCTATGTATATTAATACCAAATAATCCTGTATCAACTATTGCTGTTTCTTCAGCAAAATTATTCTTATTAGAATCTCTGTAAACAGTTACAGGTTTTCTTTGACAAAGAGCTAAGTATTTACCTTGATGTAAATCTAATTTCCAAGTATCTAAATACTGATTAGGTTTAAGTAATGCTGCACCTTTTGGATTTAGTAAATTCTTTAACCAATGTACTCCAGGATTAGTTGTACCTGTAAACCAAGTGATATTATTTTTTTCAATAAGTCCTATTAAGTCATCAAACTTATTTGGACTATCTGTTTTTGATCTAATACCAACTATCTGAAATGGCAACCACTTATAACCTAACTTGTTAAATTGTAATTGTAATTCTTCAACTTTGTATTTTTTCATAACTAAATATTTTTAGCTTTTAAATAACCTGTTAGTTCAGCTAAATTATTACTAATGTTTTGCTGCATCTTCTCTACAGTGTCTAACTTGTTCCATAACTTATTGTGAGCTACTTCTTGTTCACTTTTTATTTCAGTTATTTTACTGTAAATTAAATTCTCTTTTTTTTCTACTGTATCCATGATATATTCTACTGTTGCTTTTTTTGTATTTTTAGAATGTAAAAACTTCTCAGTTACAACTTTTTTAAATTCATCTAATTCATCATTAACTTCAGATATTTTAATGTTAGCTTTTTCTGAACTTGATTTTATAACATAAACAAAACTAACTATAGAACCTAATCCTATGATAATTGCTACTACGTCTTTTATTCCAAATATTAATTCTGAGGCATTCATAGTTTTTTAAGTTCTTTTATTTTAAATTATAATTTTCTCTTATTTTAATTAACGGTAATTCTAAATTATATCCATAAAATTCTTTATTTTCTAAAACATTATCTATATAATAATAGATGTTATATTTATCAATAACTTTACCATCAATAGTAATTGGTTCGTATTTAATCTCGTAAGTTTTCATTATTTTTTACAAATTAAAGTTAAAAAAATTAAGATAGTTGTTGGATTAGTAGCGTACGTTGGAAAGTCAATTTGAGCAACAATATCATCACTAGCAGCAACGGATATACTTGCACCTGTAAATGTAGTGCCTTTAATTGAAGTACTTGTAGCATCTGTTCTAAATGTACCTAAACTAGAAGTTGTACTTTGTGTTATATTTCTAATTTGTAAAGTTGCTAATTCAGTTGTGCCACTACTGGTATTGTTACCAATACTTATTCTAGCACCAATTATTGTATAAGCAGAACCTAAGTTGTAATTAAAATTAGTTGCAGTTAGATTTGGAGTTATTCTTACGTCACCAAAATAATAAGTTGTCGCATCCGCTGGGCTTAATGGGCCTGTTTCAAATTGAACTGTAAATATATTATCTATTTGTTTATTTTTCCATAAACTTGTAGAACTTTCGTATTGCAGTACATCGTTATTTGCTAATGTAGTTGGGTTTATATAAACGTTATGTAATTCATCTAATTCCCATCCATTCATTATCTTAACATAGATTTTACCATGAATAGCGTGTGCATATTCTACATATCCTAAAACAACTATATGACCAGTTAATCCAGTTGGTTTAATATTAGTCATAGCACCTGCAACTGTAGGACTTAAATATAATACATCCCCATCTACCCAAGTTTCGCTTTGTAAAGAACCTGTTGTATTTATTTCTTCAATTTGACCTACTGTTAAAATAAAGCCTTCTTGATTAGTTAAAATAGTTTCAGTAACTACTCCGATTGTGTCCGCACTATTTAAGTCATTATTACCTTGAGCAAAATCAATTGCTAATCTTTGACCTTGTGCGCCACTTACTTTAACTACTTGATAAGCCGCCTTAGTTAATGTAGTGTTTGGAGTAACTTTATTAACTACTCTAGCCATTAAATCAACTCCATTTTTTATAACAACGCTACCACCTTTTAAAGTAGTTTCTGTACTACCAATAGTATCATTCCATCTAGTAACTGCAACACCTGCTGTTCCTGTTGGACTTTGATCTAATTCTATTTGACCTGCTTTTAATTCATATTCCCCTAAATCTAAATCTGTAATTGCACCTACATAAGGTACATACCCATTAGCATCCATTTGCATGATGTTAGTCATGTTTAGATTAGGTAAATCAATAGCTTTAATTTTAAATATGTAGACTAATGCTACAGGATAAGCGGAAGGAGTACCACTAAGGACATAATTCCCACTAGTATCAAAACTAGTAACCGATACCACTGCACCACCAATGGTAAGCGGAGATTGTCCAGTTGGTTGCCCATTACTAAGTGTTTCAACAAGAGCATCACCACCACTATAAAATTGGTCCAAAAGTATTGTCGCACCTGTGGGTTTCGTGATTGTGCCTGTTGTTGAACTGATGGTCTGGAAGTAAAGGATTTTATATTCATTATTTTCTAAATTTGTTACACGATTATTTAATGCAGGGTCTGCCCCAGCTTGACTGAATATTTTTCTAGGATTCTTTACTGCTGACTGTCCCATATTTATTAATTTTCACTAATTGGTGGAAAAGGATTTTCTTTAGGTATATACAATATTAAGTCTAAATCTTTTACCCAAGCATATACAGGATTTATGTTATATTCCATCTCCTCAATAGAGATAACCCAATTATCTGCATTATCCATTATAGGATTAAAATAACAATCTGGAGCATACATCTGCCCTACTAATTCATCTTTTTGTTCCACTGTTAGAAGTCCTACATAAGTAGTGTATTCTGCTCTTGTTATATCTGTTAGTTTCATAATTTTTATTTGTTAAACATTTCTAGCTAAACTTACTTGGAAGGCATTAACTGCATTGTAAAACGCTAAGGCCTCAGCATCTGTTAATCCATCACCTATTGATGCAAAGGCGCATTCTTTAGATGAATAAAATGCAGAAGTTCCATTGTCATTTATAGCACCTATATAAGCATTTGTATTTGGTAAATTATTTGCATCAGTTGTTACTGTTAAATTATTTACAATACCATTTCTAAAAATTTTTCTAGATGAATTTGTTAATTTTTGACCTAAGAAAAAACCTAAAGAATTAGCTTGTGCTAAATAACTAATTAACCCATTTGTTGTAAAACCAAAAATAGAATTTCTTGCTGTTGCTAATGTAGAATAAGTTGTTCCACCCGATATTATTTGAGAGTTGCCTATTTCTAAAACAGTTCCAATAGCAGATGTTCTTGAATAGTAAGACAAGTGCATGTTTGTTGAATAAAATGCAGACGGTGCTAAAAAAGTATTTGCATAAGCATTAGTTCCATTTGGCTGATACCCGTTTGCGCTAAACGTGCCACCACCGCTAAACACTAATCTATAAGCAGCATTAGTATCTTGTGCATTAACTAAGTTAAATTTACAAGTAGTTGCAGTTCCACCAACCATAGGGTAGATAGCTTTCATCTTAGTAAAGATATTAGCAGTCTTTAAATCACTCACTAAAGTGTTTGTAGCAGTTTGAATAGTGTTATCTGTTATTTGTGTACTAAATAAGAAAGCATTAGTTTCATTGTTATAAGCACTATTATAGTAGAATGATTGTAGAGCATTTATATTTCTACCTAAAGCTACTTGATATTTTTCAGTTATTTGGTAGAATAATTGAGATTCTAAATCAGTAAGCCCATCTCCTATTGTTGAAAAAGCACATTGTTTAGCGGAATAGTATTGAGTAGTTCCTGCTCCATTAAATGCACCAATAGTTATTGGGTAGGTTGTGGGTGCTGATGTACTTACTGTTGTTCCACTAACACCTATTATATTATTTTTAAATATTTTAACAACATTTGATGCACTTCTATTTAATGTGTACATCCCTTTACTATCAGAATCTGTAAAACTTATATAAGTTGGAGAACTATTTAATGCTCCATAAGTTACTCCAGTAGTTCTTATTTCAAGCAAAGAACTATTCATTGATAAATCTCGACATCCAATTTCTACTTCAAGACCATTACTTGTTGTTCTTGAATAGTAAGATAAGTGGGTACTATTTACCAATAAATTTGGTGCTGGTATTAAAAAAGTATCTGCATAGGCATTTATACCATTAGGTTGGTAGCCATTAGAACTATGAGTTCCACCACCTACAAAACTTAGTCTAAAGGCTGCATTGGTATCTAAAGGATTTTTAAGGTTGAACTTTTGAGATGTTGCTGTGCTTCCTACAAAAGGATAAATAGCTTTAAACTTAGCCCATATACCTGCTGCTTTGCTATCTACTACCCATTGATTAACAGCATTTTTTTCAGTAGTAGAAAGAGTTACTCCTGCTGCTGTTTGAGCATTAAAAAATAGTTGAGCATCTGGGTCATAGGTAGATGCAACTCCATATATGTACGGATTTATTATCATGCCCTAGTTCCTTTTA